ATACGGCGACCACCGAGATCTACACTCTTTCCCTACACGACGCTCTTCCGATCTGTTCGTATATATCAATCGTCTTTTCAAGGCTTCTGATCTTGCATTCAACGCGGTATGTTGACAAGCAGTCTTGAAGGACATCCCATGCGTTTGTTTCTTCATCCTTGTTGATCGTCCTTTTCTTCGTGATCTGGCACGCGCCAACCTTCCAGCCTGTTCCTTCAAATGCAAATTCAAGACACGCCCTGATCGTCTGTTCCTTGCTTTCAAACCCATAAGGGAACACCGCCCCTTCAAGTTCTTCGACATTCAACTGCGCTGTGTACTCATTAAACTGCACACCTGTCTTCTTTTTCCTGATTACATATTCATCATCTTTTGTCCTGATGTAATATTCTTCCTTCAGTTGGTCAACCTTTTCGCCATCTGAAGGATATTTGAAAGACAGTTCCCTGTCGCCAGAATTAAGCGTCTTCACGATCTTGCGATCTTTGAAGCCCTTCAGGATTCCGACACGCTGCTTTTTGTCATTGAAAATCTGCATCCGTCTTCCTCCTTATATCCACATAGGCTTGTACCTGATCCGAACGACTGCATCTGCGTTTGAAAACTTCAGGGCTGTTTGCTGCTGCGCGATTGCTGGGAACTTCCACAAGTCAACACTTCCGAATGCGTCCGCGCCATTGTTCGTGATGCGTCCTTCTTCTCCGTCAATGATGATCGTCTGCCCTGCTGCCAGCTGTTCCACGATGATGTCGTCTTCAAATCCGCTGATTTTATAATTCTTCAACGCCTTCTTCGCATAGACTTCAATGATCGCTGGTGCTTTTCGTGTCCCTTGTCGATCAATCGTTGTCTGTGTGATTCCGTCATATTCCAGATTTAATTCATCATCAAAAAAATAGCCTTCAAGAACGATGTTCAGCTTGTATCTGGTTTTCACTTTCATTTTTGAATAGTCGCTGCTTGCTGTGTATGCCTTGAACTTTCCTTTGTAGTCATCCACTTCCAGCACGCTTGACTTTGTGAAGTTTTCCAGAAATGCTGACATCTTCCTGATCAGGCTGTTTCTATCCTTGCCCCTGAAGTACATGCACAGCTTCAGTTTTCCCAGTTCCATGTCTGTTTCAAATTCTGTCGGAAGGATCGCGCCTGTCACGATCTCATAATCGACAGCAAGCGAAGGCGGCAGCACTTCGGCTGTCAGCTGCTTCGCATTGTATTTTCTTGCGTCTATACCATTAACTTTCATACTGCCTTACCTTCCTTTCCTTTTATCTTCCACAAGCTGTTCATCCACCTTCGTGTATGTTTTGCTTGCAATTTCTTCGCCGTCTATATATGTGTGGTTTTCAACTTTCACGTTTGTTCCTGATTCAATCTTTTTCAGCTTTTCATCAAGCATTGTGTTTAATTCCTGATAGAATGGCTTCAGCGGAAGGATCGCTTCGCCGCCTGTTTCTGGTTCTCCACCAGCAAGCAGCGTGTTTCCGTTCATTCCGAAGATCATTGAATCATTCATAATCGCACCATTCTTGTACCAATCTATCGAAAAATGTGGCACTGAAGGTGGATTCAGGCTGAAGCTGCCTGTGATCTTCGGGTGCGGCAATTCCAGCTTCGGAAGTGACCAGCTGAAGTTGAACTTCGACTTGATCGCTTCGATTGCATTATGCACTGCATTCTTCGCAGCGTTGATCGGTGTCGTGATTGCATTCTTGATCGCATTCCAGACTGATGTTGCCGTTGACTTGATGCTGTTGAATACATTGCTGACTGTTGACTTCACACTGTTGAATACATTGCTGACTGTGTTCTTGATTCCATTCACAACACTGCTGATCGTGCTGCTGATTGCATTCCAGACTGAAGACACTGTTGACTTCACGCTGTTGAATATGTTACTGACAGTCGTCTTGACCGCATTGAACGCTGTCGTGATCGTGTTCTTGATGTTGTTCACGATTGTTGACACTGTCGTGCTGATTGCATTCCAGACTGTCGAAAATACACTGCTGACCGCGTTCCACACTGTCGTGATGATGTTCTGGATCGTCTGCAATGTTGTCTGTATTCTGGTACTGATTGCGTTCCAGACTGTCGTGATCACGCCGCTGATTGCATTCCAGACTGTCGAAAATACACTGCTGACCGCGTTCCACACTGTCGTGATGATGTTCTGCACTGCTGTGATGACTGTGTTTATCTTTTCTTTGATTGCATCCCATACTGTTATGATCGTATCTTTGCAGTTCTCCCAGATGAATCGGAATGGTGCTGTGATTATCTGAAAAGCTGCGCTGAAAAATTCTGCAATCGCCATGATCACAACTGTGATCACATTCTTGATCGTTTCAAAGACTGTTGATACAAAGTCCCTGATTGTCGTGAATATATTGCTGAAGGTGTTCCAGATGCCTGTCAGTACATCTGAAATTGTCGTGCTGATCGCTGTCCACACTGTCGTGACTGTGTTCACTATTCCGTTAAGTATGCCAGAAAAGAACGACACAATGCCATTCCAGATGTTTTCAAAAGTTGTCTTGATACTGTTCCACACTTCGTCCCATGACGTTCCAAACAAGCCCAGAAATGCGTCAACAACGCCTTTGATTGTGTTCAGAATGTTGCCGATATATTCCTTCAGCCCATTCCACACGCTTTCAAATATGCTTTTCACTGCGTCCCAACATCCCTGCCAGTCGCCTGTGAATAATGACACGAAAAAGTCGAACACGCCTGTGATTACATTCAGTGTTGTTTCAATGAAGATTGCAATATTATTGAACACTCCTTCGATGATCGGTGCTAATACATTGCAGAAGCCTTCCCAGATTGCCTTGACCACTTCCCCGAAGTTTTCAAAATCGAAGCCCAGCGAATTGAGTTTGTCGGTTATGTGCTGCCCGAACTCTGTGAACACTGACTTGATCCTGTTCCAGATTTCCGTGATTCTGTTTCTGAAGTCTTCATTCGTGTTCCACAGCGTCACTATGACTGCTGTGATTGCTGCGATCGCAGCGACCGCAATTCCGACTGGCGATGTGATTGCTGCAAGTGCGCCCTTCAGGACAGCCATGCCGCCTGTTGCTCCTGATGCTGTCGTTCCCATTGTCGCCAACTTGCCGACAACTTTTCCGATTCCTGATGATAACTGTCCAGATACGCTGATAGCTTTTCCGACTATCGTCAGCAAAGGTCCGATCGCAGCCACAACGCCTGCGATCTTCAGGATCGTTTCTTGCTGCTGTGGACTTAATGCTGCGAACTTGTCCGCAAGTTCTCCAATCTTTGCCACTGCCTTTTCCATGAATGGCATAAGTGAGTTGCCGATAGTTATTCCGACATCTTCCAGCTTCGACTTCAGCTGTGTCAGTCTTCCCAGCAAGTTGTCCTGCATTGTCGCCGCCATGTCTGAAGCTGTTCCATCGCAGTTCTGAAGTGCTTCAGAATAATCGCTGAAGGACATTCCCGATGCAATCGCTTCGTCTGACAGTCCTGACATGATCGTCTGCAATGCACTGAACTGGTTCGTTCCTGCGATTGTCTTTGCAAGGTTCGCTTGCTGTTCGTCTGTCAGGTTGTTCCATACTCCGCGCACGCCTGTCAGAATACTTGACAAGCTGTTCATGTTGCCCTGCGCATCGTACACTTCAACGCCGTACTTCGACAATTCCGTTGCGCATCCTTTTGTGTCTGTCGCAAGTCTGGTCATAATAGCGTTCAGGGCTGTTCCTGCTTCTCCGCCCTTCACACCAGCGTTCGCCATTGTCATCAATACTGCTGTTGTTTCTTCTACCGAATAGCCCATTGAAGCCGCTGTCGCAGCGCAGTTCTTGTATGCTTCGCCAAGTTCTTCGGTTGTTGTGTTTGAATGGCTCATTGCGTAAGCCATTTCATCTGCGAATTTTCCAGCGTCCTTCGCCGATAGTCCGAACGCTGTCAAGTAGTCTGTGACGATGTCTGAAGCCGTTCCCAAGTCCATCGCCGATGCTGCTGCAAGATTCAGGATGCCGCCGATGCCTTCCAGCATGTCATCTGTCTTCCAGCCAGCAAGTGCCATATATTCAAACGCTTCGCCTGCTTCGGTTGCTGAATACTTTGTATCACGCCCCCACTGACGCGCCGATTCTGTCAGCCTGTCTGTGTCCTTTGCTGTTGCTCCGCTGATTGCCTGCACTTTTGACATTTGCTGTTCAAAGTTTGCTGCAACTGTTACTGATGCCGCTGCCACGCCGCCGATCGCGGTTGTGACCTTCATCATGTGCTGCCCTGCTGTCTGCACTGCCTGTCCGACTTTTCCAGCCTTTTCCGCGTATTCATCGAACTTCTGGCGTGCAAGTTCCGCATTGACATCACGAAGCTGCACTTCCATGTTCGCAAGGTCAGCTTCAGCCTGTGTGACTGCTGCGCCCTGCTTCTTCACTGCTGCTTCATACTTCGTTGTTTGCGCTTCTGTTGTTGCCAGCTGCTTTTCCGCTTTGTCCAGCTCTGTTTTTAATTTCTTTGTTTCCTCTGAATTTTCGCCAGTCGCTTCCTTGCTTTCTTCATATGCTTTTGACAGTTCTGCGACTTTTGCCTTCAGTTCTTCGCTTTTTTTCTTGTTGTTGTCCAGTCTGGTTGTAAGTGTTTCATAATGTGACTTGCAGTCCTCGACTTTCGTCTTCTGGACATCCATTTTCTGTGTAAGTTCGCTGATCTTTGCCTTTAACGCGTCAGATTTCGTGCCGTACAGCTTTGCATTTGCCGCAGCAAGGCTGTATTCTGACGACAGCTGCTTCATACTTGCGACCGCCGCCTTCATTGCTGCCTGATATTCTGACATTGAAGCACCGATCTTGATTGATGCCTGCGCCATATATGCACGTTCCTTTCATCACTTCTCGTTGATGGTCTTGATCTCGAATGCCACATGATCCAAAAGGCTCATAATATCCGACTTCATAACATTTGAAAGTGAATCGTTCAGCCCTTTTATACACAATTTCACAACCCTGTCCACATTGTCGTGGCATACTTTCCAGATGTTTTCATCGTCAAGCTGATTTTCAGCTTCGTTGTATCCGTTTTCTTCATCGTATTCATCGAATGCCGACTTTTCCTTCTCGACTTCCTCTGGTCTGTTCGGGTTTAATTCAAGGAATTTTTGCGTGATGATGTCCTGCATCACAAAATGAATCATCTTTGCTGTTGCCAGCTGTTCTGCGACATCTGCCTTCAGCACTTCCCTTTCGGATATTCCGAAGACCATTTTCATAATTGCCGCATTGAACTGAAAAGCCGATGCAACATCATCGCCGCCATTCTTTTCCATTAGTTCTGTGTATGCTCTGTACTTTTCAACCGACACTGATGCGCATATGTATTCTTTTTCATTGCAGATCAGTGTCAGTTCGGGTATTATTTGCCATTTGAAAAATTTTCTTGTAACTTCTCGACCTTTGCGTTGACCTCATCTCCTAATGATGTTTCTATTGACGCAAATTCCATGATAATTGCAGCCACGCCCAGTCCTGTGTCCTTGTCCTTCAACTCGTCAACAGTGAACTGGTTGCCGTATACCATGCAGATGCAGTCCATCATCTTTCGGAACTGTGCGGCTGTATACAGTCCGTTCTTCTTTTCAGTTCCCATGATGTCGTCCCTGATCTCAAGATATTCCATGTATGTGTCAACATCCATCTTCGGCATTTCATACTTTTTGTTGTTGATAATTACTTCATGTTTCATGTGTTTGCCCTCCTATTGTTCTTTTACGCTGCTTCTGTTGGCTCTTGTACCTTTCCGAACCAGTTCTTGATTGCTGCTGCTGCGTCCGTGTGTTCTGCCAGAAGGTTGCTTTCGTCAACCTGTGTTTCAAAGTTTCCATCGCACGCGCGTTCGTAAAAGCTGCCCTTCAGTGTTGCTGTCTGTGTTGTGACTTTATCTTCCTGTGTCTGGTAGTTGTCGTCATATCCCTGTCCGAATGTTCCGACATAAAGCCATACAAATTCATATTTGCCATTCAGCTTCTTTGCTCTATATCCGACAGCGACTTCGGGTGCTTTGTCGTCCTTGTTTTTTACAAGCCAGCCATTCTTGTATAAATGACCGAATAGCATTGCTTTGTCCTGCGGTGCAAGTGAATTGACTTCAAACTCCACGTCTGTTCCTTCGTATGTTTCAACTGTGTCCTCCACTCCATCATCGCTGTAAATCTTTTCAACGCTGAATTTATCAGACACTTTTCCTGAAATGGCACGCGCAAGTTTGACTGGTGTGCCTGCTGCGTATGCTGTCGCATCGTTCTGTGTTACTGGTGCGACATAAATGTCACGAAACGACTTTGTTCTTGATCTGATGATCTGCTGCTTTCCTGCTTCACTCATTCTTCTTCGTCCTCCTGTTCTGCTTCTTCTGCCGCCATGAACCTTGCGGCATTCATAAATATTTTTGTATCTGTTTCAAGGTTGTCATTTGCGCCCATAAACGCAAAACCAGCTTTGCACATAAGGCGTTTGATCCTCTTTTTCAATTTTATCTGGTCTTTGTTCGACCAGATGCACACTTGCACTGCTGCAATTTCGACTTCTGTTTCATCGTCTGAACCTTTGCCGCCGTAGTCGCCAAGATTCCACACTGTCACATGCAGCTTTTTGATGCTTTCGTCATACCAGCCCTGCTGCACGATGATCCCTTCATCTTCCAGCACTGCAAGCGTTTCAAGTGTCTTTCCTACAATGTCCATGTGTCATCCTCCCAGCTTTTCATTCAACAACTTCTGATATTCCTGATCAGCTATTGTGTCCCACTGTCCGCGGCATTCTTCCATTGTGTTGTACAGGAAGTCTTGTGGGGGCTGCTTTGTAGTCCCCCATTCAACAAACTTCATGTAAAACCAGTTTTCAGCATCTCCCAGAAGCGTCCAGCCGACTTCGCCGCCCCTTGCTGTGACTTTCGTGGGGATATTGTCCGCAGCATGTCCAGAAGGTCTATATCCTTTCTTTCCTGACTTTGAATTGTCCGCAGATCGCGCCATAACTGCTTTCATGCGTGGTTCTGTATAATCAACAGACTTCTGGAAGATTTGCTTGTTTGTCTTTCTGATTTCTGAATCGCTTGCAAGTGCTTCCAGCTGTTGTTGAATCTCTTTCAGTCCTTCAAATTCAAAGGTCACTTTCATGCTGTGTCCCTCCCTTGTGTCATAATCTGACACTTATGTTGTGCGGTTCGCTTTCAACTGCACATATTGCCTGTCGTTGTTCCTGAAGTCCCTTGCAAATATGTTGTATCTTTCCCCTTCGTATTCCACAAAGTAGTCCTTCAGGTGTGCTGCGATTTCTTTGACCTTCTTGCAATATCTGACTTTATCGAACACGATTGTGTCTTCCAGCCTGATTTCTATTGCTTTGTACAGTTCTTTTCCGTACAAGCTGCCGATCTCGCACCAACATTCGTGATACAAGATCGGTTCGGTTTCTTCGCACCGTCCTGCGACCTTCTCAAATTGATATTTGTATATCTTGATCCTTGCGCTTGACATGTCACTTCAACCTCTCTTTCAGCATCATGGACTGAACTGCAAATCTGACCTTGTCGTCTGTCGGTGCTGTTCTGTCCCTGTTGTCGTAGGCTTCTTTGACATACATGCAGATCAGCAGCTTCTGTCGGTTTGTCGGGGCTTCAGGATCAAAGTCTTTGATCAGGTCAGTCATTTCTTCCAGCACTGCTGCATATATCATGTTGATCACTTCATCGTCATCGTCATAATCAATGCGACAATATGCTTTCAATTCTTTCAGCTGCATCCGTTTTCCTCCTTCCTGAAGCCTTCAGTCATTAGCCAGCGACTTTGACTGTGATTTCTCCCTTGACAACTGCTTCTTCATCGAACGCCTGAACATCGAATCTGTCGCGCACTTTGATTCCTGTCTGGTCTTTCGCCCACAGATCGCCTGCTTCAGTTGAAAGTTCGATGCTGATCTTCTCGCGGTCAAATAATGTGATTGCTTCCTTCAAATCGCCCATATAGATCGGGTATTTGTAGCCGTCAACATTACTTCCGTCAGACTTCACTTCGACATTTTTCAAAACTTTGTTGCTGACCTTCTTGATCGGATATACGCCGAAAAGAAGCATCTTTGTTTTATCTGTCACATCTGGCTGCAAGATGTAGTCGCCGCGTTCATCCTTTAATGTGTCAAGATAGTTGAATCCTGACTGGTTTGTCAGAACGATTGAAGATGTTGCGATCGCTGGATCAAGTGTCACATTGAAGACAGTCTTCAGATCGTCCACTGTGCTGATTGCAACTTCTTTTCCTGTTGTGATTGCTGCAAGTTTCTTCAGAATTGCTGCATTTCTTGTCGCTCTTGATTTCTTTGCGATCCACTTATTCAGGAAGCCCAGAATATTTTCTGCTGTGTCCTGAAGAAGTTCGCGTGTAACTTTTAGGATGCCGCCCTTCTTGCCGATCTTGTACTTGATCTGTTTCAGCTTCGGTGTTTCTTCCTCTCCGAACTCTGCTGCTTCATCGACATCGTCCCATGGTGTTGAATCTGCATCTTTTTCAAACACTCTGCTTCCTGACAGTGTGCTGACAGGCTCAACATTGACATACTGTTCAAGGTCATCGTCTGTCCTTCTTAATTCGTGAATATCTGTCTGGATGTCCTGTGGCACTGTGAATCCGCCGTCCTCGTCTGCCTTCTCTGACATTGCATCCATGATCTTCTTGTCTTTCTCGTCCATCTTTGTTTTGCGCATACCGCAAACAATACGATTGACGAAGGCACGCACAACATCCTTCTTTGTCGGTGTGCTGTCTTTTCCTTCAGCTCTGTGGGCTTCATCCTTGTCGATCTGATCCTTAATGCCCTCGTCCTCGTCTTCCTCTAATTCCATAAGAATGTTGAAACGATCCTGCATGTCCACAAGTTCTGCTTTCGCTTCCTTTGCTTCTTTTGTCTTGCCTTCGTTTACAAGGCTTTTGATTGCATTTTTCTTGTCGTTGATTTTTTTCAGTAACGCTCTTGCTTCTTTGCTCATTGCTTTTCCTCCGTTTTCTTAAATTCCATACATGTACAGATCGCCCAGAATTTCTTCTGTTTCGTCTGCCTGTTGCTGTCTTGCTTCGATGTCTTCAGCTGTTTCAGTCTTCATGTTCGCTGGCGCGTTCTTGAATCTGTCCATCATGTAGCTGACGCACGCCGCGACTGCTGCCGTCTGTTCATCAACCCTGATGTCAAAATAATCTGACGCGCTACATTCCGATGCTTCGCTTTCTGACATCCATGTTTCAGCATTGATCAGTTCTTCAAACTGTTCTGCTGTCACGCCTTCCTTCGCTTTCGTCATGTAGATGTCTGTGATCATCTGCTGACAGCTGTCAAGCTGGTTAATAACTGCCTGAAAGTCGTCTGCGTTGCCCCACGCCATCGTCAGCGGCTTGTGAATCATTATCTGTGCGCCTGTTGACACGATGATGTCATCGCACGCCATAAGGATCACTGACGCGATTGACGCTGCAATTCCGTCAACAATGCCTGTGATGTGTCCTTTGTGTCGTTTCAGAATGTTGTATATTCCTATTCCTGCAAACACATCGCCGCCGCAGCTGTTAATGTACACAGTCAGATCAGCATTGTTGTCAATGCCGTTCAGAAAGTCTGTGATGTCCTGTGGACAGGTGTCTTCTGATGTCCACTTGTCCCACTCTGAAGATACAATGTCGCCGTAGATGTACAGTTCAACGCCGCCTGCTGCCGCGTCTTTTATCTGCATGAAGCCGACATTTTCAATCGTTCTTTTCGCTCGATTTCTTCTTGTGAAGTTCATTTTCTTCGCCATCGTCTTCCCCTCCTTCCTGATCGGTGTCAGGTTCATTCGTTTCGGTTGTTTCCTGCTCCTGTTCATCCTGATCCGTATTTTCGCCGCCTTCTGTGTTTGGCTCATTTATAGGATTGTCAGGATCGCTGTCTTCTCCAGTGTCCTGTTCTTCAGCTTTGTCATATGCTGCCCCGACTTTCGTCAATGGCACATAAGTTCCATTGACAATCAATGTGTCGCCGCCTTCCATATCCATCAAATCAAGTTTTCTTCTGGCTTCGTTTACTGTTTCGATGCCATTGTTGATTCCTTCTTTCAGGATTTCCATTTGTGTTTTGCTGTCGGTACGAAGCAGCACTTTTTCATTCATTTTGAAGTACAGCCCTTCTTCCACTTCGTCATCCGATAATAGCTTGTAGTTCACTTCTTCTTCGTACTGCTTCAGCACAAAAAGCATCGTGTCCACATAGAATGACAGCTGCTGCATTTCTGAATTGCTGTATGATGATTTTTCATAATCGTTGATCTGGTTCGGTTTAATTCCGAACGCTGCTGCGATCTGAAGTGCTGAATACTTTTTCAACTCAACAAACTGTGAATCTGTCAGCTTAATGTCCAGCGGTGTCAGCTTCATCCCCAGCGGCACAGGAAGAATCTTGCCTGTGTTCTGGCTTCCTGCTCCGAAGCGTTCAAAAGTCTGTCGCAACTTTGTGGCTGCATCTTCATTCAGTTCGCCTGTGTATTCCAGCACCGCTTTTGCTGTCAATCCGTTTTTATATAGGTTGTTCAGGAAGCGTTGTGATTCAATCACGCCTTCGACTGTCTGCTTCAGGATGTATTGCACTGGAAGCCCGACTATTCCGTTCAGACAATGCGAAGTCTTAAAGTGCAAGACATCTTCTGTCCTGAATATGTACTGTTCGCCTGAATATTCATCGCTGTACATATACCAGATTTTTCCCTTGCCTGCGAAAATGCCTTTGTCGTCAATAATGATCTGCACCCTGTCTGACGGCATGATCCACATGTCCAGTGCTTTGTATTCGCCGCCGTATTTCTTGCGCTTGAATTTCCTGCGTACATAGACATAGGCGTTCCCATAATGGTTTCTGTTCATTTCCACGGCGTTCCAGAAGGTTGTCGGTGTCATAAAAGGGTTCGGACGTTGTTTCATAAGCCTTGCAATGTCGTTGTCTATCGGCTCACTGATGCCCTTGTTTGTCTTCTGGTAAAGTTTCCACGGCATTTTTGCGACTGTTTCTGACATCATTTTCAAACAAGTGAAGTATGTCACGTCTGATGTCGGCTTCTTGCTTTCACTGTCGCGCTTAATTCCAACCCATTCCAGAAATGATTCATCATTCAGCGTTGCTGTATCTGTTTCAATATTCATTCCGAATGCTTTCATAATTCCTTTGTTCAGTGTTTTCCACATGTTCAACCTTGCGCACCTCCCTTCTGTCGCAATTTCTCTGTTCCTGCAAACCAAATATCAAGGTATCTGTTGACATCTGGCTTGATTTCGCCCTTCATTGCCATCATCCATGCGTCAATAATTGCATCCACGATGTCAATTCGTTCTGTCGTGTATTCCTTGTCAATCTTGATTTCTCCGAAGCTGTTCGATGTCGTCTTCGCGTTTGCAATAGACCACTTCATTGCTTCGTTTCCGTCATGTTCGACATGTCCTGCTTCCAGTTCCAGTCGGAAGTCCACTGTCGGATCGTTCAATTCTCGCGCTGACTGTTTGACAGCAATGCTGTCGAATCCAAGTGCTTCCAAATCTGTCAGGAATGCGGAAGCATTGTGCGGATCGTAACAAATCCACTGCACATCCAATTCATACAGCTTCACGATCTTCTTTAGGTACGCAATAATGTACTTGTAGTCAGTTTTCACACCGCCCATTGTTTCAGTCACTTCGACCAGTCCTTGTCTGATCCATAGGTCATAAGGTACGCGGTCAGTCTTGATGTGTTCTTCAACCCTTCGCTTCGGAATGAAGCTGTGTGCGTGTACGAAGTAGCATTTGTCTTCTCCTTGCATGAATGGGATCACGATTGCGATTGATGTCAAGTCGCCGCCTGATGACAGGTCAAGTCCGACATAAGCCTTCTGACCTCTGAAGTCAGCCAGTGTCTTCTTGACTGCTGCCCTTGTCCAGACATCCATGTCCTTGATATAGACATCATTCGTCCACTGAATCCACATGTTGAGCTGCTTGACGATGAAGTCGCGCAGCGTTGATCCTCCCATTTCCTTCGCTGTTGCAGCAATCGGGATCATGTTCTGCAATGCGTCCCTGTCATATTCCAGAATCGGGTTCGCCTTGATCCAGTTTTCAGGTGTCCACATATCGTCAGATTCATTCATCTGTGCGATGTAAATGAACTGTGAATCATTGCTTGCAACACCCTTCAGAACTTTCACACAGTATTCATATAGCGCAAAACACGGCGATTTCAGGTCAAATCCTGCTGTCGTGATCACGCTGATCAGCGCCGACTTCATTTTCTTAATGCCGCCTTCAAGCAGCTTGTACATCTGATCGTCTTTGTGTGCGTGGTATTCATCCACAATCCCCAGATATGGTCTGAAGCCGTCAATCGACTTCGTGTCGCCTGACAGTGCCTTGATCTTGCTGTGTGTGATCTTGCAGTCAATCGTTGAATTGTGTTCGTGAATCTTGAAGCACTCTGACAAATCGCTGTCAGAATTTATGAACTTCACAATTTCGTTGAAGACAATCATTGCCTGATCTTTCTTTGTGGCTGTACAGTAAACCTGACCATATTTGTACTTGTCAAAATTGCCGTAGTACGCCGCAAGAATACCATTCAGGAATGACTTGCCGTTTTGTCTTCCCAGCTGTATATAACTGGTTCTGAATCGTCTGTGATGTCCGTCTTTTGTTCTCCATCCGTTCAGGCTTCCAAGTATGAAGCACTGGAATGGATAGGCTGTCACTGGCTGTTCTTCTTCGCCTTCCGCAATCGTCAGCGTTTCTGCAAAGTCAATGATCCTTTCAGCTTCTTCAACATCAAAATAATAGCGATATGGCGCAGCTTCAGCCGCTTTCATGTCGTCTATGTGTCTTTGACACGCAGCTTTGACCAGATCGCCAGCAACGATCTTGTCTGCAAGGACATCCAGTGCGTATTGTGTGGTTCTGTCCGTCATTTATCGCCTATGCAAATTTAGCGAATTTGTTTTCCTTCGGCGTTTCCTTGTCGGCTTTTGGCACTACAAGGCGACAGCGTGACGACACTGTCAGCCCGAAGTCCGCAGCACCCTGTCGGCACTGCTTAAAATAGCGATCCTGAAGAAGTGCCAGTCGTTCAACTGTACTGTTCACGGCCTGTCTTTCAACAACGATCGGGGTTCCGTCCGCGTCATTCTCTTTGAACTCCATTCTGATCGTGAGTGGTTGCGACTTCATTTCTTCCGTTACCGCCACATAGTTTTCCTGTGCGATGACCAGTCTTGCCAGTGCATCAACATCAAGATTTGACACAAGGTCAATCGCGCGAAGTTCTTTCACAATCTTTTTGAACGTCTTTTTCTGTGAAGGTGTCAAATAAGACGGCGCAGTCACTTTGTCTGCTGCTGCCTTCACTTCCGTTCGCTGGCGTTCTTCGATTTCCGCTTTTGTTAGGTGTTTTTTGCCCTTTGCAATAACCAGTTCTATCGGTTGTCGTTGTCCTGCCATATCTTTCGCGACCTCCCTTCTTTGCTGGATTTCCTTGCGTTCGTGTCAGAATATGACACACCCTTCTTGTAGGGCTTTGATCTGGATTTTTCGTGGGGAGTTTTCTCCACGGAAAGGGGGAAGCGCGACTAAATAAACTTAACCCGATACTTTTTCATACTCCCCCTGTCGCCTTCCAGTGGCTTTCTATCAGGTCATACAACATCTTTTGTGTCGCTTTTTTTGTCTGTTCATCCTTGCTGTACAAGGCTTCAATGATTCCATGGCTGTGATTGCTCAATGGGATCAGATTGGCTGCATCAAGTCGTCTGTTCCAGTCGTCTTCAATAGGTGTGATATGATGCACCATGTCAGCTGTCTGTATTACATGCAGCACATAGAAGGCATATATATCAACGCCATCAAACCTCCTGATTGTTTCGGCTCTTGTCTTCCTCCACTCACTTGATACATAGAAGGCTGCTGTCTTCTTGTTTCTTCGGTGTTTGTTGTATTCCATGTGTCTTGACTGCTGCCCTGCTGCCTTCGCTGCACAGGCTTCGCATTCAGCTATATTCTGTGGTATTAAAGCCCCACATCTGCACTTGTGAAATAACAAACCCTTGCACCACCTTCCTACTGCTGCATATGCTTCATATATCCGTCTGTATAGGCTCTATATGCAGCCGCTTATATATACCCATTATATATGCCCTATATATGCGCCCCTGTCAGGTATGCCCCTATATAAAGCCTTGTTTTAATGCTTCCTGTGGATGCCCTTATATAAGCACCCACATTCCGCAAATAAGAGGGCAGAAATGCAATAAAAAAGACCGATTCAACACTTCTGTGCTGTTTCGGTCTTTCTGTACAACATTTCACGATACTATTTTACTTTAGGATGTCCCCTATAAAAACCCTCACTTTTCCCACGCTTTTCCCATGCTTTCGTTGTCGTTTCCCTCAAAAAAAGCCTTTTTCAGATCGCCTTTTTCAAATTCCGTTAATTCCGAATAATTTGACAGACATTTTCTTCAAAATCGCCTTGCACCAGTTTGAAGGGCTGTTTTTTCCGCAATCAAGCTGATCCGCAATTTCTTCAAAGGTCAGTCCGTCAATATAGTGCATTCTGAACGCTTCATACTTGTACAATGTGCCTTCTTTCCTGCTTTCGGTTTCCAGTTCGGTCAATGCCCTGTCAATGTTAATAATCATCATCGCTGTGACCATTTTCGCTTCCTTGACAGATTTCAGCTTCGCATTTTCGCCCTTCAGGACGCTGTATGCCGCTTCTGTGACTTCTTCTTCCTCCGTAATTGCATTATTGATGTATTTTTTCAAATCTATGTATGATTCCATCAATCTTCGTGTGTTATACAGTGTTTTTTTCTTCTCTGCTTTCTTTTCTTCAATTTTGACTTCAGCAAACGCCTTCCGCACCGCGATCCTGATTGCTTCCGTCATGTCCTGCTGCGTTTCATCGCTATTTTGCACATTGCACACCTTCTTTCTACTTTTTAGGCTTTCGCCTTTCATTCCTTCTGGCTTTTTCAATCGTCTTCGCCCTGATCATCGGCATTCCTTTCATTTTGCGTCTGTTATTGCTGATCAGCTCTTTTCGCAACTGCAATCCTGTCCATTTTGTCTTCCTGAATGCTTCTGTGATTGCTTTCCCTACCTGTTCAAACGCTGGCTTCAACTTTTCAAACGCTTCCGTGATACTCTTTACCATTTTTCTTCCTGTTTCCTGCGCCCACTTTGCTGTCGATTCAAGCAGCACTTCGACTTCTTCTTCAGGAAGTCCGCTGTATTCCGATACAGCTTTGATCGTTTCTTCTTTTGTCCATTCAGGATCAATCTTCAGTCCTCTTGTGACTGCTGCCAGTTTCATCACATCTGCACTGATGTTTCTTTCTGCTTTCGGCTGTTCTGTCGTTTCTTCTGGTTCAGGTTCTTCCACGACTGCTGCCCTGACAGCTTCCTGTCTGTCTTCCGCAATCAATTCCTGTGTGCGTTCTGCAATTTTCTCTGACAGATCGTCTTTTTCTTCCTCCTGTGGCTTCGCACGCTGTCCCACAAGCCTGTTTTTTATCTTTGTTGCATATTCCTTCAGCTTCATGTCTTTCACTCCTTCCTGCGCCTTTATGTAAAAGGCAAATCGTCAACGCCGTCTGGTATGTTCATAAATCCATCGCCGTTGTCTGGTGCTGGCTGTGGTCTTTGCTGGTTCTCTCCTGCTGCCGCTTTGCTTTCCGCAAATTCAGCCGTTTCAATGACGACATCTGTTGTGTAGACCTTGTGTCCATCTTTGTTTGTATAGCTTCCAGTCTGGATGCGACCTTCGACCACAAACTTTGTCCCTTTCTGTCCGTACTTCTCGAAAAACTGTCCTGTCTTTCCGAATGCTACACAGGAAATGAAGTCAGCTGACTGTCCTTCCTGATCGCTTCGCACTCTCCTGTCAACTGCCAGTGTAAATCGTGAAATTGCCATCGGTTCTGCGCCTTCTGCATATCTTGTCTGCACATCCCTTGTCAGCCGCCCCATCAATATGACTTTATTCATCTTTTGTCTTCCTCTCTTTCTTTGTGCCTTTGGCTGCTGCCTTGATGATCTCTGATACAATCAGAATGACCAGTGCTGCCAGAATCGCGATGAATCCTATTTGCAATATAATCACAATAATTCCACCCAGATTGCTGATTGCTTCTTCAATCCATATACTTTGCATGTTTCTTTCCTCCTGTTATCTTCGGCATATCATGTCTTCGTAAAGTTTCTTGTATGTGTCGCGCTCTGCTTCAAGCCTGATCATCTGCTCACGCGATGCCCCCCCGATTGATTTTCGACATATTCCTTCGTGTCTGCTCCCGCATCCAGTTTCAATGCGATTTGAAGCGCAATGTCGATCTGCTGCATTTCTCTGTCTGTCACACTTCCGATCCTGTTATTCAATCTTTCAACACTGACTGTTGTCGGCTGTTCGCACAGTGCTTCAGATACCCTTCCAGTCGTTCTGATCGTCACATGCGTTGACATGTCCTTCTTCGGCTGTGATGTCAGGAACACAACGACCACATCACCGCTGTGTTTGTTCAGGAAGTCAGCTGATACAATGACCGCTGGTCTGTCCTTCCTGATCTCGTTTCCTCTCTGCCCTCTGTTGTTATTGATATAATACACATCGCCGCGTCTGACATCGAACTGCTGCTGTTGTCTTGTGAAATGTTCGTACATGCTTTTTATTCCTCCGTATATTCTCCATATTTTTCCTTCAGCATCTTTGCGCGTGCCTGAATGTCGTCTGCAAGTTCTCTTTCCTTGTCTTTGTAGGTCTGCGCTCTTGCTGGCTTTCTTGCCCTGATTGCGTTCTGGATTGCTGTCTGGTACTGTCTGCGCTTCTGGACTGCTATGCGCTGTACTCTGTCCATAATCGTGATCGTGTAATGTGCGCCGCAGATCGGGCATTCATAATACTGTTCGATCACATCATCCCCATGTTCATCCTGCGTGATCACTTTTTTCTGAATCTCTATCATGTCAGGTGTGAATGTTGCGTTGCATTTGTTACAGATTATTTCATTCATACCGCTTCCCCTTCCTGCAATTAGCTGAATCGCTGAATCTTAATCATTTTCGCTGCAAATCTTCCCAGAAGTTCTTCTCCCTTGCTTTCCTTTTCCTCTTTTGTCATTTCCTTGCGGTTTTCTGCGAAGTCTGCCATTTCATCCAGAACGTCTGCTGCTTCTCTGAATGTTTTCGCCATTTCTCTCATTTCTTTGCTGTCCTGCATCTGCTTTTCCTCCTATGCTCCATATTGTAATGTTCTGTTGTCTGCGTCCTGTCCTGCGCCTGCTGCTGCTTCCTGAAGCGTTTCTTCGACTTCTCCCAGTCCTAAAATGCAATAGCCGTCTTCAAGTGCTGATGACGTGATGCTTGTGTCAACGCAGATAATTGTCTTCTTGCACTGCTGCCCTGTCGCCTTGCCTTCCTTGAATGCAATCAGTGTCACTTCCTGTCCTTTTCTGAAGTTGTCGTCTTTCGTGATGATGTACGGCTTGCCTGCTTCAATTTCTTCAAATGCGCTTTGTGACATTCTGATGCACTTGTCCTTGTTGCTGTCCGAAGGAAGCTGCTGCATCTTTTCTTCGTCTGCCTTCTCGCGAAGTTTCTTTGCTGTTTCTCTGTCAATCGCGTCCTGTTCTTCGCTGTATCTTTCTTCTTCAGTCTTTTCGGCTTCTGCCTTGTTGATGTACTGATCACAGCTTTGACATGTTCCTGTCTTCACATTGCAGTCTGAATATCTTTTGCAGCTATAACACAGCGATGTGATGCTTTCAGGGTGTGCATCTTCCCATTCGTCTTCTTCCTCTGTGTCCTCTGCATCGTCTTCAGGTTCTTCGATCTCTTCTTCTGTTTCTATGTACTGGTTAATGTCCATTTGACCTTCAATCTGTTCTGCTGCCGCCTTTTCCTCCTGCTGCTGCTTGATCTCTTTCACTTCCTTGTAGGTCAAGCCGTTTTCCTGATAGCGTTCCAGCATTTCTGCTTGTGTTTCTTCATTCATTCCGCTGATCATATAGGCAGCAGAAAAGGTCAGGCGACCTTCTTTCAGTTCTTTTGAAAATTCAGGGATCAGATGCTTGTTTATGCTCTCAATCTGCGCAACCTTTGTCGGTGCTATTTTCAGGAAATATGCAACGACATCGCGAATGCGACCGCTGTTCAGGTCAATTCCCATGATTGTTTGTCCGTTTTCCTTCATGCGCTGCAATATTTTCTTCAGCTTGTCTTCTTCTTCCAGAAGGTCTGACACTGTCTTGTTTCTGTAATCATTCGCGATGATCAGGCGAAGCGTTTCTTCTTCCTCTGACGCTGGTGTCTGAATCTGACACGTTGCCTTTTCAAATTCTGTATAGCCCTTTTCAACAAGTATCTTCAGCGCGCGCCATCGTCTTTCCCCTGCTATGATTCTATATTCGCCCCTGTCGCAAGGATCACGGACGACTTCAAGATTTTCCATCAATCCGACAAGCAGAATCTTTTGCGCCAGTGGTTCGATGTCCTCAACCGAATAGAAGTTTTTATCATTGCTGTACATTTTATTGATGCTGACATCCTGTGTCCTGAAGTGTGCCTTCGGTGTATTGTCCCCGACTGCTGCCTTCTTTGCGTTTGCGTTCAGCTGTTCCATTACATTCCACGCCATTGTCAGTCCTCCTGTTCTCTGAAGCATATTTCTATTGCTTTCAGTTCTTTGTCTGTTGTGTTGCTTAGGTCAACGTGTGTGTCATCGTCTGGATAGTCTTTTTTATTTATCATTGACCTGATTGTCTTTTTCAGTGCTTCCGTATCGACAACAATCTTCAATGTTTCCCTTGCCTTCGATAGTGCCTTGTCGATCTGTCTGTCTGTCATTGGTTTGCTGTCAATCTCTTTGACCTGTTTCCAGAACTCTGTGTCTTCAATCTCGTAAAACTGTGACATCCTGTCCTTGAATGCAGTCAGTCTGTTTTCCGCATACTCTTTCTGCTCTGCTGCTGCCTTCAGCTTTTCAAAGTCTTCAATGCTGATTGTGACTTGTCCTTTTAGTTCCATCGCATTCCGTCCTCCCTTCTTCTCATTTTGTCCAGTTTCAATGTCACTTTCGGAACTCCGATGCCAGCTTTGCGAAGGCGTTCTGAAAGCCTTGCAAGGTCTATGACATAAGTTTTTTCGTATATGCTGCCATGTATTTCATCAACATAGTATTGTGCTTCGTTGCCGTAGATCGTTATGTCATTGTGTGCAATCAGAAGCGTCTTGATTTGATATGCAAGTGTCTTCCCTGTCCTTCTTCCTTTATACGGATATGTGATGCCTTCTGACAGGATATATTCTGACTGCCATGTTTCAAGTTTTATTCCCAGCGCATGTTCGATTCTGTCAAGTGTCTTTTCGTTGCAGCCGCACATGTCCGAATGTAGCTTTGCAACCGCATTTCGTGTCATTGCGTCTGCGCCATATTCATCGCCGTCCGCTAATGTAAAGGAATACGCCTTGTTTGTTTTTGTGTTTTTGATGTACATAAGATTTCCTCCCAGCGTTCCTTCCGTCTGCCTGATTTCGACTTTCAGATTTTCTTCGTTTTCTGTGATTCCTGTGATTATCTCATACACTCCCATGTTCACACCTCTTTCATCAATTCATATGTTGCTGCACGATAGTCCTGCGTCACGATGCAGTTCTTTGAAAACTTCGGAAGCGGCACTTGTGCGACTGTTGACTTCTCTGCGATTATCGATCGCCTGATCGCTGTCGCGAAGCAATCGTGTCCTGACTGTGTTTTCAGCCATTCTTCGACCTGAAGTGTCGTCTGGTTCTTCTGTCGCATCGTCATCAATACTTTCATGCGAATGTCAGGGTTTATTCTTCTGAGCGATGTCAGCTGACTGTCCATGTTCGCAGCTGCTTCAATCTCGAAGCCGCCAATCTTGACAGGCACAATCACAAGGTCTGCTGCAATCATCACATTTGTGACTGTCATGTCCATGATCAGACCACAATCAACAATGCAATAATCATATATAGTTCTGACTTCATTCATTGCTGCTGCAAATCGAAGAATCTGATCTTCTCCTTCTTCCTGAAGCAGCGTCATGTTAGTTCGCATCAAATATCCGTTCGCTGGTATTATGTCAATATTTCCATATGGTGTTGTTCGGATCAGGTCTGTTGTCGAATATGCGCCGCCTGCTGCCTGATGATTTTCAAGCAATTCTGACATTCCCTGTCCTTCAGGATCAAACCTGTCGTAAAGAAGTGATATGTTGCCCTGCTGATCCGCGTCACAGATCAGCACTTTCTTTCCTTTTTCTTCGCCCATTATGTAGGCGATAGCTGCTGCGGTCATTGTCTTTCCGATGCCGCCTTTTTGATTCATTACTGCTATTATTTTCATTGATGTGCTTTCCTCCTGTTTATTATTTTCATGTGCCTTCTTAACCTTCTCGCGTGTTCGTCCGTCACAATGTATTTGTCACAATCTTGAAGTCGCCTGTCTGTTCCTTTTCCGTCATAATGCTTGCAATAGTCACATGTGAAGCAAGGTTCTTTCATTTCTCCTGTGCATGTGTCTGGCGTTTCCACATTGTTTGCGCAGTGGCTACACACGCAACCGCCGCAAGGAAAAGCATATTGTTTTCTGACTTCTTCTTTTCGCTTCGGCTCTTTCGGTATGATCCCAAGTTCCTGCAATGTGATTTGATGTGCTTTTTTATCGTCTTGCATTTCTTTCCTTCTTGCTGTTCTCCCAGCTGATCACTGCTTCCCTTGCCCTGTCGTATAGGTCTGTGTCGTTCGCTTCTTCAATCTTGATGATCTGTTGTCTGTCTGCTCCTTCGCCTTTATATGTCTTTATCCAGCCATCATCGTATATTGAAGTGTGGCTTGACATTCGCAGTCCGTACTTCCTTGCGATCGGTCTGTATATGTCATAAAACTGTCTGACTGCTGCCGCATATCCGTTCATGTCCTACACCTTCAGCGGTTTCACTTCGCCGTCTTTCCATACGCTGTTGTTCGGCTCTTTCATGCGTTCTGCTGTTTCCGTGACTGCGGTGTCTGAATCTGACACATGAATGTGTGTCTGTAAACGCTTCAAATTCAAGTATTTTTCAAGAACTTCAACCGCGCCCCTTGCCGTGTAGCATGTCGCGACATAGTGTCCTGCTGCTGCCATATCGGTCAAGAACTCTTTCTGTGACGGCTGGTGTCTGCCCTTGTCATACTTCATTTCGATGTACAGTCCGCAATATATTCCTTTTGGGTACGGAAGGCATAAGTCCGACACGCCTGACTTCACGCCCATCTGCTTCAGCTTTACTGCTTCGGCTCTGTTCCTGCT